CAATCGACGTACGTTGATACGATCGAATGCCGAAGGTCTATTTTCATGGGTCTTATCACCAAACAATAGTATTCCTTGACCTGGAAGGTTCACGATTGGGTTTACTCCAGCTTTGTAAAGAACATCTCTGCGTGTCTTGTTTGGATTGTATTCTACAGATGTGACACCAAGCAATTGACCCCGACGTGTACCAGCAGGTGAGAACCATGGAGCAGCCACACGATCTGTTTCAGCCATCAATCCAGCTACAGACGAGCTTGCTGGAATCTGAATGAATTTATCGTTGAACTTATCGTAGACTTTCAAGTAGTTACCTGCAACAATGCTGTAACTTGATCTTGTAAATGTCGCGGATGTTGCTGTAATGTTTGTTGTAGCTGTTGCTTCACTGGTTACATTTACAACGTCTGTTCTAGCAGGACCTGTTACAACAACGCAATCTTTACGTGCTCTTGCATTGGCAACAAGGTCGTTTGTTACGACGGTTTGATCAGCCCGTGATGACATACCAGGCGCAATCAAGAAATCAACTTCTACAATGTCTTTGTCTTCGAAGAAGTCAAATCCAAGTAAGTACTGGCTAGCAGACAACGTGCCTGAGTTTGCACCAGAGTCGAAGTTATAGTCTGTTACTGCTGATGTGCTAACTGCGGTACCGAGGAAGTCCTTAGCGGTTCCTGGTGTGATTGCGGTTCCAGCATTACCGGTATTAACATCGTCTGAATCAAAACCAACCATGTGAACGTACTGTGATCTTGTATTGATTACATCTTTCACAAAGATATTAGATCCATCTACCAGTGATACTGCGTTAGATGCTACTGACAGGAATGGATAACTTTCTAGAACTGTACCCTTTGTTCCTGTGAACTCACCATTCTTATCAACGACTACTACGTGAACTTCATCGTTTGTTGCATCGTTAGCACCGGCGAAGTCTGATTGACCAGGTGCAGTATCGAAGGAACCTTTGTAAGTCCAGCCAGAAAATGCTGAATCGTTGATCGAAGGTGGGCATATTGAAACTTGTAGTGAGTTACCAAGTGATCCTGGAAACCTACCAATGAATGTAAATCCGTCAGAATCAAGTGCTGCTTCTTGCGACTCGAATGCTGTTGGATTTTTAACTGTTGGGACTGAGTAATTACCTACAGCGTAGTTACCTTTAGCTACTGTTCTCCGGCCGGTTGTTGATACGGCGTTTAAAGCTGAAGAGTCTGCTACACGTAATAACTGCAGTGTGTTTGAATAACGCAAGAACGTTGCTGCGTCATGATAGTCTATTGAGTGAGAAGTGTCTGGTGCACCAAAGGTTTCTGTTAGTTCTTCTTCATTAGCGACTAACGTTCTTTGGTCAGCAGGTCCCCACATAAACTTACCTACGTAGGCGCCAGTAGAAGTTTGAACATTAGGCACTCCGCCTGTAAGATCAACTTCCTTGACTACTACTGCAGGACTTTCGGATGGTGCAAAAAGTGCCATTAGTTTACCTCTTGGGTTCTATTTATATGGTTCATGATACGGTTATTTCAATTACCCAGTTATTTATATAATTACCGAATTCCATGGTCATCGAACTCAACATACCAATCTGGCTTACCATCGTCTTCTATCTTTTTAATAAACTCTGAACCGTCATCTACAAATCCAAAAGGTACCACATCATCTTCAATTTGTTTCATTCTTTCTCTAAATAGCATTTCTTTCAGGTTAATATCTGTCATATCGTTAAACATTTGTGTTTGAACAAAATACCCGAACAGTACTAGATTCATTACAAGATCGTCATGGTTACCGGTTGAAGCCTCGTATGAATTACCTCTAGCCACAAAAGTAGATATCTCTAGAATTGTACTCTCATCGACGATTGTTAATTTATGATTCTCTAAACAATCTTTTAAACCAGAACAACCTAATCGTTTTACTTTACGTGTCATGGTAATACCAATAGCGTCAGCTTTGATTGAATTTTCCATATGCACGTTTTCGTATTCTAGATCGTAGTATATCCCGTTACATACTACTGATCCTTGGTCGTTTGATTCAATCACTACATAAGCATTGTTGTAGACTTTTGCGTACTTATATATAATTGTAGGGAAGAGTAATGGAGAGATAGTGTTGTTCCGGTATACAGCCACTTGCTCAAAAGGCGTGACGCTAATATCGATTAAAGTAAAAGTAGAGTAATCCTGTCCTCTTCCCTTCCCAACATCTACGGTCATAATATAATCATGACCTTTTTCTGGATGTTTATAAACAAATCCATCGCCGTTTTCAATATATGAGAGTGGACTGGCTGCTCTTAGTTCCATCAAGGCTTCAGCACCAATTAACGTATCACCGGTGCCGAAGAATGTATTACCAAACTCTTGGTCAAATTGCAGCTTGGACGTATTGTTTATCGTTTCTTCTTTCCACTTCTCGGTACGACCAGGTACGTCCCACCAATCAACTCGAAAAGAATGATACTCGTTAACTCTTTGTTCTGCGCCTTCCCATATCTTATAGAACATATTACCAATACCATTTGCTGTGGACGTGACAATCACTTTGGTGTCCACACCAGATGAAATAACAGGATATGTAGAGGCATAAAACTCTGCGGCTTTTTCTACGAACGCAAACTCATCTAGATAAAGCAGGTTAATACTAAGACCCCGGATAGAAGAACCAGTGGTTGCAGAAGTAATAATTCTAGAATTGTTACCGAATTCAAGAGAACCTTTGTTGACAGACTTAGCTCCGGCTTGTAGAAAGAACGGTAGGTTCTCAAGCATAAGCGTGATCCTGCCGAGCATTTCTCTGGCAGTTGCTCCTTTGTTAGCAAGGATCGCAACAGTTTTTTCCGGAGAAAACAGCGCGTACCAGAGCAGGTAGGCACACGCGGATACCGATTTACCGCTTTGTCTGCATGCCAGAACAATGTTAAACCTATGCTCATTGAAGTTACCAAACATCTCTCTTTGATAAGGATAAAGATCGAATGGCACTAAACCCTTATCAAGTGACACAACCTTAATATACTTTTTAGCGAAGTATATGGGATCATCCATACATTTCTTGTATTCTTGTATCTTTTCAGGAGTCCACTCTTCTTGAGCATCAGCTCGTTTGAGATTTATGTTCCCCAGATACGTCGGTATGTTCGGTTGCTGTTGCATCTACTATATCGCCTTGAAGCAGTCGTTGAATATCGGCGGTTGAGCCAATATAAAAATTATTTTGTTGATTTTCTACTTGCTTCATTTCATTTTGTTGTTCAAGAGCTTTTTGCTTCTTATTCAGTTCCATCAACTTATCGTTGACATCAGAAACGTTTTTCAGTAAACCTGCTAATACTTCGTATGCTCTAGGATGTTCAGATTCCCGAGCCACGTCTATCATATTGTCTAGTGCGTCTTTACCCTTTTCAATCAATTCATAATATGTTTCTCTTGAATAGTTGTAATCGTTCTGGTGATTACTATCCTGGTGCATCGCTGTCTCCATCATAATCTATACGGGTGAATCCAAAGTCGGAATCAGCAAGTATGTTCAAAGAAGTTGGGTTAGGTACTAGTTGTATTGTATTCAATCTAATGTCTGAATCATTCAAGCCAGCTCCAATATCAAAAACTTTAGCACGTACATCACGAACAACCTCTCCAGTATTTATAGCACCATAGAATCGTACTCTCATTTCAAAATCCATGGTGTATATGATTGTTCTACGTGCGCCTAGTTCACCTTCAAAATCGTCTTGAAAACTTACACTTGAAATTGCAATTGGTATATCTTCTAAAACATCAGGAAAATCTGCAAATGGTTTTAATGTTACTGAATACTGTGGATTGAAGGTAGGCAATATTTGCTCTACTATTTGTAGTGCGTCATCTTGAGTTTTTGTGTATATGTTTAATTGAAAAGAAATTACATATGGCACACCAGCGAAAAATTTATTTCTATTTGTGTTTGCAGTACCGAACCGAGTGAAATTATTTGTCTTTGATAGCTGTCTTTGATTATCATAAGCAATAGATGTAATTTCAAAAGACATACGTGGAAGTTTAATCGATACTTTTGTATCAGTGTCGAGATCTGGGTTTTCACGAATTCTGTCTAGGTACTTTGCTTTTGGTGCGTAAGCAAGTGGAACTTTTACTTGAGATGTACTAGCACCTGTAGTTCTATTCTTACGAACCACATACAGGTTATTAAACAGTTTACCAAATATGGCAACTGCCTTTCTAGTTTTCTCGTGATAAAAATGAGTTCCAAACATTAGCTTTTATAGATCTTCTGTAAATGTGTTTCAAAGGCTTCAACCTTTGCTAGTCTATCTGGCCAGAGAATATATTCTTTTTCTGGATTCTTCTTTAAGTTATTTAACAAAGGCACAACTGCGTTATATAGTTTATCTATCTTTTCTTGAGTGTTCATTTTTTCCGCGGCAACTGTTTCAGTCTTTGCAGCAGCTTTTTGAACAGCCTCAAGTTCGTTTTCGTCTACGGCTGTAAAACCAAAATCAAAAAAATCGTCACTCATTAGTCATTCCCCGATGGATCACCAAACGGATTCGATTCGCTAAAGTCAAGGAAGTCGTCACCAAAAGATCCAAAGTCTGTATTTTGTTCGTTTTCAGAAAGTTTATTCAGTTCACCAACTGTCTGTATAGTATGAATGTTAGTTGCAGAATCAAATGTTGCCGTGCTATCTGCTTGGAATAATCTAAATGTACCATCACCAGAAGTTAAATTAACTGCGTGCACAGTACCATCTGAATCTGAGTATCTAGCAACTTCAGCGGTAACAAGTACTCCACTTTGGTTTTGCGTGATAACTGTATCTTTCAAGATAGGCTTTGGATTGTTAACATCTGCTCCTTGTATCTTCAAGGTATAGATGTATGCGTGATCTTTTTCGATATCTTGAATAGTGTCAACACCTGTATCGAAGTCTTCTCCGTTGTAATCGAACAGATGGGCACGTAGTTTATAGACAGGAAGATTTGATAACTGATAGAACGGCATCTCATGTTCTACGTGCGTAATCTCAAACATGGAGTTTGAAAGCGGTAGGTAAATTAAATCACCTTCTCTCGGTCTATCGCTGTTTATATCGTTATCAATTTTTCCTATAGTTTGTTCCCATCTTCTTCTGGATACTACAAACGTACATTCATCACGAATCTCAACACCAAACCTTGTAAATAGATCTCCCTCTCCATCGAAACCTTCGACGTTATCAAGGTACATTTCTATCGTATAACTATTGGAGTATTTTGCTGGAACTTCTTCGCCAAAAATTCTGTCCTCGAACACAGTAACTCGAGGAAGATAAAAAACATCTTGGCCGTGGATTTTTAAAGACTCAATTACGATGTCTTCGTAAAGGTTTTGTTCTGACCTTACATTATCTCGTATGTAAAAATTTCGCATGTCATCACCCTAAGAAGAAGTCTGCTGGCATTTCATGTTCGAGTCTAATTCTCTCCCTTAGGTCTTGAAGTTCACCGGTCGCATCGTCGAAAAGCTGTCTACCATTTAATATAACACCACCAGGCAATTGCATGCCTTCAAACTTTATTAGATTTGAACCCCACTGTAGTTTAAACAGCGCTGTGGTATATTCTTTCAGCCACATGTCATTATATATTGATGTATGCGTATCTGGATCGATAGTGCTATAGAATTCATAAACTATAAAATCACCAGCTTTAACATCTAGATCTTCAATATGGCCATGCAAATAAATCCTACCTTGCC